CGGTAACCTCAGCAGTAGCGGGGGTAATGGGAATGGTCTTGGCACCAACGGCCACAATAGCGTCAACGTCTACGTCTTCGTGACCGGAGATCAGTGCCGCATTCTGACACACCAGGCCCCTTGCGAGAGCTTCGCCTGCCTTGGCATAGAAGAAAACACGTCCATCTGCCAACTGCACACGGGTTCCAATTTTGTGTTTGGCTGTCACGGACTCTTCAAACAAGCCCTGTTGAATAACCAAACCAGTCGTTGTTTCAAAACCTCTAGCCATGATAATTCCTCCTTGCGCTCTCCTGGTTCATGCCAAGAGACTACGCACTAGGGGGGCCGAAGCCCCCACGTTAATAAAATATGGTTTACGCAGTCAAAGCACTCAGGTAATAATGAGCATTACGCCTGGTACAAACCATGTTACCCTTCCACAGGTACTGCATGCTCTTTGTCACCTGGTTCGTGGGGACCTTCCAGGGAGTCCGAACATAATTGGCCTGCTTATGGATCACGAAGCCCCAGTGACGGGAGTTCATGAAGAAACCAGAAGCGGTGGGGCATTTGCCATCAGACCAAACTTCTGCCTGATCAAGCATCTGCACACCAGCAAAACCAGCCTTCGCAGCCTGAGGTGACTCCATACGCTGTGCGGCCTGCAACTGATTCAGCCACGCATCGTTAATGGTATCACTAAGGATGATCATGTCAGGCTTGTCTTTCGCACCGTCCCCGATCTTCACTGCGGTACGTCCAGCCCTAAGAGCGGCTGAGGTAATCGGAGTTGAAGTGGAGCTAGTGTTAGCCTTCCAAACTGCCATGTCGTCTTCAGCGATGTCACCATATTTCACGGAAGTAGTGGAGCCAAAAAGAGCCAGGAGGCCATCAAGGTCCTTGGCAGAGTTACCAGTACCGTCGCTATACAGGCCGTCGGCTTGGTCCTCTTCCATGGATTTCTGACCAGCACCCAACTTGCTAACCACCATATCAACCTCTTCCTCAGGACCGTTATTCTCAAGCTCTTCATCCCAAGTGATGGTGACGTTGATGTAATAGTTTCGCCAGTTGAATATGGCAGAGTTCATGATGGTCTGGTGACTGGTGTCCAACTGGTCGGCCCCGTAAAAAGACCCACCAAGCATCCGGTCATAGCTCAAAGGAACCTTAATATCCTTACCACCTGAAGGCTTGCGAAGAGGACTCTTCACACCCTTGCGGAGCAGATAATTTGATCCGAAGAACTGGTCGAACGCAGCACCCTTGTCAGCCATAAAATATGACCTGGTGATGCTCTCAAGTTCTGTTCTTGTTAATGCCATTAGTATTCCCTCCACGCCCTGCGTGGATTAATTCTAACCCGTTGCAGCACGTTTAGCTAAGAGTTCTTTAGTAAGTTGCTCACGGAGAGCCGTGCCATCGCCACCTGTTTCCAGACCGACGTTAGCCTTACCACCGCTCTGACTGGCTGAAGAGCCATCCAGTACAGTAGCATTGCCCTTGGCTTGAATCTCCTTAATAGCCAATTTCTTACCCTCAACAATCCCTTCGGCCTTCGCCTCTGTGACTTTGTCCTCCATACCCTTTGTCGCATCTACAATCTGCGACTTGAGAAGGGGAATTTCGATCTCGTAGGCGTAAGCTGAGATAATGTTGTGGAGTGGGTCTGCATCCATAACAGCAACCAGCCGTTCTGCGTTAGGCATGAAGTCTTCGTGGTCATCACCGAATTTCTTCAGCCCAGAGTTCAAGGCTTGGTGATACGCTTCCTCTTCCCTCCTGGTGTTAATGTCCATAGTAGTCTCGGCCCTGGTAGCTGCCTTGATCATATTGACAAAACCAGTAGGATCAGAAGTAAACGAATCAAGGACTTCCTGAGGTTCGCCTTTAAGGATGTCATCCAAGGGGTCAGCGACAGGTGCGGCAGCTTCCGCAGGCTTCTCAAGAGCGGCAAGCCGTCCCTCAAAAATAGCCTCTTGCCTAGCCCATATTAGTTCTTTCTCATGGTGGGCTGCTGTCAAGTCCTTACCCTTCTGAATTTCCTCGTTCAATCTGGTACGAGGTATTCGGGGTTCGTCCTTGTCGTCGTCCTTGTCGTCGTCCTTTTTGGCTCCCGAAGCGTCATCGTCAGATGTGCCAGAATCGTCAGTTTTTTCCGTCCCTCCGGACGAGTCATCATCTTCATCATCAGCGGCATCCATGGTTTCTATTGCCTTATCAAAGTCAGCCATGTCGGGGTTGTGGGTTTCCATGTCCTCGGCAGACGTGCCAAGTCCAGCGTCGTGGTCGTCCGTCACGTTATCTACCACGTCGTCAGCGTTAACGTCATCATTAACTGTCTCGCTACTCATGTGTACTCTCCTTGTAAAGGTTTATTATTTAGAGGCTTCGGCTAAAGCTTCTTGCCTCTTCCGGATATTGCTAACGGTTTCCTTGACATCCTTGACAACACCCTTCTTTTTCTTCTTCCTCTTCCGGTGCCTCTCAATCTTGTCCACCATTGCTGCCTTCATTGCCTCATGGTCCACAACCGGAGTGTCTTGGCCGTAGCCAACTTGACTTGTGTCGTGGGGTATGATCCCGTACTGTTTCTGTGCCATGGTATCCTCCTTTAATACCTTTCCAGGTATCTCTGTCTGAGGGTGCCAACCCGCTTGTTTGCGGCCACTTCGCTATCACTTCCCGGCCTGGGGTAGGGTTCCCTGTAATCGTGCTTTATTTTGGCTCTAGCCTGCTCTCTCGTCCGTATGCGAGGCTGTCTCCCCCTACGCACTTCGGTAAGGTCGTTCATGGCCCCATTAGCACACTCGTCAATCCACGGAGAGTCTTGTCGCTTGACAAAACCATCAGACAAGAGCTTCTGCATCGGTGACTTGCACTCTATGCACATGCTCCTGTACTGCTCGGCCATCTTATGAAACACCTCTATCACGTTGTCACATTCTTTACAGCCATAATCATAGACTGGCATTAAAGACTCCTTTCAGCGGGACCACCCGGTAACTGTCCCTTGGTTGCGTCGGCCTGCACTTCCTTCATCTGATTGAGTGCAGCATTATATTCCTGGTCATCCATCTCAGCGATCTTGGTGACGGCCTCGACGATCTCTTCATTAACACCCAATTCCTCAAGGCGTTCCAGTAGCTGACCAAACTGACCCATCTCCATCCGGTGAATAACCTCTTCCTTATTGGGCCAATCTAGCCTGATCATAAGCTCCCTGATGTCGAGAGCGCCATCCTTGAATAGCTCCTTAGCTTCCTCTCTCTGTTGCAACCTTGAGGTGGGCATTGTTGACCCGGCCTCAACGGTGAAGTGTAGGGGTATAATCATGTCCTTACCGATAACCTGTCCTGCCTCGGTGGACCCACCCTCTCGTTCAATGAAAAATATCCGTTCCTCAGTGTAAAAGTTCTGTGCATGAGAGAGCCACATGCGGCCCCTCTCTCTGATCATCTTACCGTACCCCCTGATCTTTCCTCTCAGCATAGTGTGCATCGACTCTATGATGGTAGCCACGGTCTTGAAGGCCATACGGCCCTTGGCAATGGAGGGATCAGTCATGTCAAAAATCCCGGCTATCTTGTCGAACATTTCCCTATATATTCCAAGTATTTGCTCAATGTCTCGCTGGGGAGCGGGGGGCTTCATGTGTCCAATAGCCGCTGCCACAACGTGATCCTTGGGATTGATGACCTTTGCTGGGGCGTTAGTGAAGGCACTGTTAGGCACCTGGGCGTTTCTCGGATTGATCACAGGACTCCGAACAGCCTTGTCCTTGACTATGTTCAACTGGGTGAGACACTTATCTATCTCAAAGTTCATCATCTCAAGCTGCTCTATGGAGCTAAAGCCCCACGGAGAGACTATGTCTCTATTTGACTCAGCCTTGTAGAATGGAAACCTTGACCACAAGTATGTCTGGGAGGCCAACTCAGGCTCTAGTAATTCGTTGATAGAGGGATTCTTCCTATCACTTAGGACGATGTCCCCACCGTTACAGCATGTGATACACCTGA